CTGTTTACGACGACAACAACGATGACACTCTTTGGAAGTCATTTCAAATATGGAAAGAAAAATTGGATGGACATTTGTCCCACACTGTTCATGCCAGCGATTTTTCTTACAAAAATCTCCAAACTAATTGGACAATAAAACAATTGGATTTGAATGGTGCTCCAATAAGAACCTTTGTTCTTTACAAATGCTGGCCCGAACAAGTTGGTCAATTGAACTTTGACATGGCTTCATCCAATCAAAGTCAATTTAGCGTAACTCTTGCTTTTGATTATTTTGAAATAACACAGGGTCTATGAAGAAATAAGGCAAAAAATGGCAATTGATATTTCAACATTCAAAACAGCATTTCAAGGTGGAACTAGAGAAAATAGATTTGTTGTTTCTGGAACAATTCCATACGGTGGTGGTGAAATGAGTCAGTTTCACATAAAGTCCACATTCATTCCACCAATGAGCACACAAAGAATGCAATATGAATTTTTTGGCAGAAAAGCATATTATCCTGCCGAGAAGCAATACGGTCCCTGGTCTGTTGTTGTAATTGATGATACTGGAACTGGCAATTTATGGCAAAAATTTCATAAGTGGCACAACACAATAAACAACCACAAAACAAACATTTCAACAATTCCAACCATTAGCAGTGACTATAAAGCTACACCTTGGACCGTAAAACATTTGAATTTGGATGGTGATGAAGATGATGATGTTAAATCATTCACGATGTATGGCTGCTGGCCAAAAGTAATTGAACCAATAGCCTTGAGCATGATAAACCCAAACAACTTGATACAGTTTCAGGTCCTGTTCATCTATGACATGGTTTCGTTCAAGGACATTACACCCGTCTCAAATCCATGATAACTATATTAAGAGAGTCATAATATATGGAAATTGAAGCTTTTGGATTTGAATTTGGAAAAAAGACAAAGAGCAAGGCAGAGACAGAAAACAACGCTTTGCAGAAGTTTTCTGCTCCAGAAACATTTGACGGAACCGTAACCGTCGAAGCTGGTGGGTATTTCAGTTCGGCAATAGATTACACCGGAGCGCTAAAGGATGAATCTAGTGCCGTCATTCAATATCGAAACATGTCTGTCTATCCCGAGGTTGACAACGCAATTGAGGAAATCGTCAACGCTGCAATAGTAAAGGGAACAGATGTCGCTCCTGTAAAACTAGATCTAAAAAACATTCAAATTCCAGAAACGATTAAATTAAAGATCTACAAAGAATTTGATAAGATTGTACATCTTCTTGACTTTAATCACAAGGCATATGAAATCTTTCGTCGTTGGTACATAGATTCTAAATTGTTCTACAATATTGTAATCGACAAAGACAACGTGCAAGATGGAATTCAAGAAGTCATTCCTATTGATCCTTTGAAAATCAAAAAGATTCGCAAGGTCAAGAAGGAACAAGAAAGAACAAAAACAGGATCAGTTTCGATAATCAAAGAAATTGAAGAATATTACCTGTATACCGATTCCGACAAGGAATCGTACATCATGACGGGTCCGGGTGGACTGCACCTATCTTTGGATAGCGTTGTATATGTTCCATCTGGATTGGTGGACATGAACACCAAGAGAGTGCTTGGATACCTTCATAAGGCCATTCGTCCTCTCAACATGTTGAGACAACTAGAAGATGCTCTTCTAGTTTACCGTGTAGCCCGTGCACCGGAACGCCGAGTATTTTACGTAGACGTTGGTCAGCTACCAAAGCAAAAAGCCGAACAGTATCTAAGAGACATGATGAGTCGATTCCGCAATCGAATCATTTATAATCAAGCATCTGGTGAAATTCGTGACGAAAGAAATCACCTGTCTGTTCTTGAGGACTATTGGCTTCCCCGCCGTGAAGGTTCACAGGGAACTCAGATCTCTGTTCTTCCGGGTGGAAACGCAATGTCCCAGATTGAGGACGTTGACTACTTTAAGAAGAAGTTATACAACTCGTTGAACGTTCCACTCAGTCGTCTTGTGGCTGAACAGACTGGCTTCAACATGGGCAGATCTGTCGAAATAACCCGTGAAGAAGTAAAATTTTATAAGTTTGTAGATAGGCTTCGTCATCACTTCTCAAAGATGTTCTTGGATTTCCTGAGAGTCCAACTTCTTCTTAAGGGTGTCATAACCGATGAAGACTGGAAAGTTTTAAAGCAAGACATCAAGTTTGTCTATAATACCGACAACTATTTCTGGGATTTAAAAGAAGCAGAAATTTTGGCCGAAAGAATCAAGATGCTTTCGATTGCCGAACCATACGTTGGAAAGTATTTCTCATCCGAATACATCAGAACCAAGATCCTTCGCCAGACTGAAAACGAAATGAAGGAACTTGACAAGCAAATGGAAGTCGATAGACAGAGAATGCAACAGGAACAAATGATGATGATGGCACAACAACAGGCCATGGCACAACAAGCAGGAGCACCAGAAGAGGCACCACCACAATGAAAGACCTTTCAAACATAGTTCTGAAGAATGGAATTCAATCTTTGATATATGAAAGTGATGACGCTTTCCGCAAAAGCCTTATCAACACCCTGTCCTTCAAGTTGAACGAAGCCATAAATGAAGCAAAGCAAACATTTGCTGAAAACTTGTTGGTTACTAAAGAAGAAACCAAAAATACAAAAGAAATTGAATATTTTGCAACTTTTGTGGAAAATTATGATCCAGAAGCAAATTATTCATTAAAATTAAAAAATAACAGCAGCATAAATATCAAAGAACATGAATTGGAAGTATTAAAAGAAATGTTCAATGCCTTGAATTCAGAAAACAGACAAACAATGGTATCAAATCTTTTAAAGGACGAGATGGGATTAAGAAAAACAATATCGTTCTACAAGAGAGCAAGAGGAATAATGCAATGAAAGAAAAAGTAAAAGAAATGCTAAAAAACGTCATTGAAGAGAATGCCATTCAATTTAAGGCATCTACTTCAGACGCACTATACAATAAAATTGGCAATCGTCTCAAAGATGAATATAAAAATGTTGCCAAAAAAATGTTTAATTCACTTCAAGAGGCTGCACCATCTGGTGATGCAACTATGGCGCCCGGTAGCGGTTCTTCTGAAGAAGTGAGTGCTGCAGTAGCCCCACCCGGTGGTGGACCAAGCAGTAGAGAACGTGAACCAGGTGGAAGTCCTGGAATGACAGAGCCAGATCCAGACTTGGAAAGACCAAACACTACAATAGATCAATGGGTGGAACAAAGACCGAATATAAATGATTATGATACCGATGGAGATGGAAGGCTTTCTAATGAAGAAAGAGTAGCATATGAACGAGAGTTAAGAACTTGGTATGATAGATATGCCGAGCTTTGGTTGCAGTGGTATCATTGGTTAAGAAGAAATGATGCGGTTCCATACCGAACACCAAAACCACCTTCTTGGAGAAATGTTCAATCAGGACAAACATTTGATCCAACACAAGCTAGACAAAGAAGACGGGCAAGAGAACGACGACGTATTTGAATAATAAAAGGCAAATAAATGAAACTCATCACCGAACTAACAGAAGACATCAAGTACATCAAAGAAAACATTGGCAATGGAGACAAGCAATACTTCATTGAGGGTGTTTTCATGCAGTCAGACGTAAAAAACCGCAATGGCAGAATCTACCCAAAGAACATTCTTGCCAAGGAAACAAACAGATATATTACAGAATACGTCAACAAGGGACGTGCTCTCGGTGAATTGAACCACCCAACTGGCCCAACAGTCAACCTAGATCGTGTATCTCACATCGTAAAGGAACTACATGAAGATGGAAAGAATGTCTATGGCAAGGCAAAGGTCATGGACACTCCAATGGGAAAGATCGTAAAGAATCTCATTGAAGAAGGTGCTCAACTTGGAGTTTCGACCCGTGGAATGGGTTCACTCAAGCCAAAGAACGGATATCAAGAAGTTCAAGAAGACTTCATGCTTGCTGCTATCGATATTGTTGCTGATCCTTCTGCTCCCAATGCATTCGTAAATGGAATTATGGAAGGAAGAGAATGGATCTATGACAGTGGAATCTGGCAGGAAAGAGAACTTAGCCGAGCCAAGAAGTTTATTCAAACATCCTCCAAGAGACATTTGGAAAAGAATATCGTAAAGGTATTTGAGCAATACTTCAAGAATCTTTGATGAACACATTTGATCCATACACTCGGTCGGTAATAATCGAATCTCTTCAGTTAGAAGCAACTGAAGAGAAAAATTCTCAATTGCCTCCGAAGAATCCCAAAAAGGGACAAAGATACATCGATAAGTATGGAAGAGTTTTTACTTGGACAGGATCTAATTGGCAAAGGGCAACAACACCACAATCAAAGAAACAATCACAAGGTGGTGTTGGATTTCAGGGTGATGTTCTTCCTCCACCAATTCAAATAAAATCAGAAGGTGGAAAAGAAACCATTGTTCCAGCACCAAGAGAAGCAATTCTTTATGGTCAGTCACAGGTTCCATCCGGTTATGATCCAGAAATGCAAGCCGCTCTTTACAATTACTACCAAAGAGCAAGCAAGGCTCTAGAAGGTGTTACCATGGCTGGCCTTTCTAGTTTCTTTGGTACTGGTATAGGAAAAGGAACTGAATACACCGGAAAAGCATTGCAAGGTGTTGGAAACTTTATTGACTATATTGGATTTGGAAAAACATCTAGAGGTGGCA